GAGTGAGCGCGTGTTGCGCCCGCCGCCATCAGCGTGAATGACCGGATCACCGAGTTCTGCGCCGACGTGCTGGGGATACCAGACGCGGTAATGCCAAAGAACCACGGACAGACGAGCCGCTTGCCGAGCACGATGATGTGCGCCGAATTGCAGAAAGCCTCCGCGAACAGCAGCTCCGCCGCGAGCTCCGAATACTCGGAGAAGCGGCTGACCCTGCGCTCAGCATCGAAGACGATCGCATCCCTGCACACCGAAAGATCCCACCCGGAGGCGTCGGAGCAGAACACCTTGGTGGCATTCTCCCCGACCCACTCCAGGACCTTCCCGGTGAGCTCGACGCCCGCATCGTGATGGCCCATGCCAATACCCTGGCACTTGAGCGCCTCCTCTCCGTAGGCGGAAATATCTTCGTTGTTCTGCGGCTTGTGCGTGTACGCCTGGACGACGGAATCGATCATCGACGTCACCCAGATCATACGCCAGCGGCGGTCCTTCACCTTGCCTTCGTCATGCGCCTCCTGCTTCGGAGACAACTCCTCCGGGTCGCGAAGCCCCAGCCGCACCAGGTCCCACGGCAACATCGTCGGGAGCCGCGAGGCCTCCGCGATGCGGAGGGCCAAGCGAGCCGAGACCATGTACATGAGCTCATCGCGAGCTGTGCCAGCGGCCCAAGACTGCTTGGGGCCAGGCTTGTGACGCGCGGACCAACCCGCGCTCTTCGTGCCATCCATGTTGGCCAAGAAGCGATCCACGAAGCTCGAGAGCGAGTAGTCCGTGCACGGCTTGGCCGACGGGTACATGTCGCAGAACGTCTGAACCTTCTCCTGGAAGCCAGGAGTCTTCACGAGTTCGCTCCACGTGCCCGGCCGTTGCCGGCGGAACTGCCCCTCGAGGCTCCTTGATCGCTGACGTGCCAGTAGGGGGCAGCGCATGCTTCGCCGCTGAGGCGGGAGCACCCACGGCGGCCATGACGGCTGCCGCGTCGTCCGACACGTATCTGATCGGCCCGGTGGTGTTGCGCGCCTGGGTGCAGGTTCCGACCGCCTCCGCGTGCATCTCATCGTTCGCGTTGAGAAAGCGCAGTGGGTCTTCCACAGCTCCCGGCTTGAACACCGGATTGCCCGCCGCGAGGTACTTGCGGTACTCCGACATGCACGGGTGGGCGAGAATAGCGTCCGCGCCGACGTCCTT